TCATTAAGACCTTTCACAATATAGGATTGAAGATTTTGAACGATACTTTGATAAAGGGTACGCAAGGCGGCGGCGATAAGAAAGATGCCTGGAAACCTTCGCATCCTAATTCACCTGAGCAATATGCAAACGATACTTCTCCAGATGGAGAGAAGGCTCGTTTGTGGTTTACTCAGAGAGGACATATTTATTAGGAAAATGAACGAAATTATTCAATATGTAATTTTGTTGATTGTGGTTTTGGCTATTGTAGGCCATTGTATGTATCACGATAAAAAAGACGGTCAATCCCCCGAAAGGGATAGGGAGAAAACTGTAAAAATCTCAGGATAGCTCTTACGAGCCTGAGTTATTGGTAATACCCAGTCTATCAGACTGTAAAATTGAAGTAAGAGCCTGCCAGTAGCAGGATAGCTCCTACGCAACCTGAAAATTTAGTTCAGATAAAGAAAGGAGCTATCATGGCAGAAAGAGAATTGACATCAAGAGAAAACCTGATGTTAGCTGCGAAGATGTCTCATAACAATGAGATAATCGACGTGGCCGAAGTTCTCAATGAGACCAATGATATTATAGCCGATGCTATCGTACAGCAGGGTAACGATATTACGTCTCACGTTGCTGCGCGTAGAACAGCCTTGCCAGCCGCATCATGGATTAAGATTGGCGAAGGTTGGAATGCGACTGTAGGCCGACTCCAGCAGGTAAGGGAGACTATCGGCCAACTCAAAGCGAGATACCAATGCCCGCAGGATGTTATGCGGATTCAACCCAATCCTGGTAAGTTTCGTTCCCAGCAGGAACGCACTTACATCGAGTCTATGGGTCAGGAGTTTGCTAACACTATGGTAGCGGGAAGTATTGCCGGTGAGCCACCTGAAGAGTTTGACGGTTTTATGGCAAGGTATCCCACCCTGTCAACAAATACCGCCACTTACGTTATAAGTAACGGAGCGACTCTCGGCGGTGGGGCTACCTTGACATCTATCTGGTTCGTTCAATGGCGAGCCGGTGGTGTTTACTTAATCTATCCCCGTAATGCTACGGGCGGTGGTATTAAGAAGGAAGACAAGGGTTTGGTTTACACCTTATCTGATACCTCAGCCGCCGCACCTGCGATTGAATATCAGAACAAACAGTTGTGGGCGTATATCACGGAGTTCAGTTGGGATGTCGGCCTTTGTATCGAAGACACTCGTTGTGTCAAACGGCTTGCGGATATATCCACTCTTGCGGCGACTGATACTAACACTCTCGACGAAGATAAGATTATCCAGATTCGCAACAACTTCAAGACACCAGGAACGATTAGTATGTATTGCAACGAGACTATCTTTACTCAGTTGCAGATTCTTGCCAAAGACAAGATGAACGTCAACTACTCTCCTGACTCGCCGTTTGGTAAACCGCAAATGTACTTCTTGGATATGCCGGTCAGACGGCTCGATGCAATTCCAACCAATGAGGCTTTAGTAGCCTAAGAAAGGAGATAATCATGGCTCTGTTTGATGTAATGTTTGAGTTCAGCGACAATCAACCAATTACAGTCGATACTGCTGCAACTAATTCGCTCGATATGCAGGCCGCCGACCTTGAAATGGGTGCGGGTACGCCTATCTATCTGAATATTCGCTGCGGCACAACCTTTGATTCTGCTGGCGACACGGCAACTCTTGTAATCAGTCTGGTAAATGATGCTGATAATACTATTGACGTATCTTCAATCAAGATACTGTCAACGAGGGCGTTGGCTGTTGGCGACCCAGAATTAACTGCCGGTGGCTCTATCAGTTTCTCATTGCCTGTTGATTTCGATTGGGACAGGTATATCGGGATATGGATGGAAGTTGCCGTTCAAGATTTCAACGCTGGCAATCTGGATATATGGTTTGGCAACGAATCCATCGGCAGTCACGACACCCAAGTATCAAACTCTAATATTTAAGAAAGGAGGTAAATACTTATGGCAGATTTAGATAATGCGATTAACGCTAATATTATTCAGAATGCCTATTCGGGTTCGGGACATCCCCAGAAAGACCAGTTACTCAATTTTCTCGAAGAAGTAGCGTCTGACATCAATGTTCTGAACGCATCTATTGCTGCAACTGTGGGCAGTAGTGATATTACGACTCTCAACTCTGATGTAGTGGTGATTAAATCTGACATTATTGCTAATGACAGCGACATCGTGGTTCTTGATTCCCACGAAGTGACGTTTGCTTCCGATATTGTCGTTATTAAATCTGACATTATAGCCAACGATTCTGATATAACTGTCCTCGATTCCCACGAGGTGACTTTTGCATCAGATATTGTAGTTATTAAGTCAGATATTACGGCCAACGATTCTGATATTACCGTCTTGGATTCCCACGAGGTGACTTTTGCCTCCGATATTGTTGTGTTGAAATCGGACATCATAGTTAATGATAGTCATATTTCGGGTGACTTCTCGGATGTAGTAACTAACAAATCGGACATCGTGGTGCTAAAGTCAGATATTGCAGCCAACGATTCGGATATAACTGTCCTCGATTCACACGAAGTTACCTTTGCGTCTGATATTGTGGTAATTAAGTCCGACATCGTAGCCAATGACTCTGATATTACCGTCTTAGATTCGCACGAGGTAACTTTTGCTTCTGATATTGTCGTTCTGAAGTCAGATGTTCTTTTGGGCAAAGGTGGTTCGGATGTAGTTACTAATACCTCTGATATTGTGGTAATAAAGGACGACATTCTTAATAATGTCAAATCCAATATTACTATATTGGAGTCACATAGTGTCACATACAAATCGGACATTGTGATTCTTGATTCTGAAGCGGTCACTTATGCGTCTGATATTGTGGTAATCAAGTCGGATATTATTGCTAACGATAGTGATATAACTGTCCTTGACTCGCACGAAGTCACATTTGCTTCGGACATCACTATTCTCAAATCAGACCTTGTGGCCGATGATAGCAACTGGACTACGTTCCTTTCGGACTGGGCGGTCGTAGAGGCTTCTGACGCATGGGCAAATGTTTCCGACCTTAGAGTTTCCATCTCTGATTTAGTAGTAATGTTGTCTCACGCGATTGATGTTTAAGGTAAAGGGGGCTTAAAACCCCCCTTTTCTTTATTATGAAGATAGCTCATTATTCTGTATTTGCACCAAATCAGTGTGGTTTGTACCACACAACCAAGGATTTAGTTCTTGGCGAGCGAGCTATTGGTATGGACGCAGGTTTCATCGACTTCGGCGAAGATGGTCACAAGTTCGGTATGGGGGACGGTAATCTCGAAGCAATGCCGTTAGAATGGGCTGATGATGCTGACGTATTAGTGAGGCATTCGGCGATACCTAATAAATATCAGAACGCAGGAATACCAATCATAGCAGCCGTACACGGCAGGCCGGAAAGTTCTGTTAGAATCGAACAGCAGAAAAAGCATCTGATAATTAGCGCTTTTCATGGTAAGACTATAGACTGTCGTTATAAGAGATTTATAACCTTTTGGGCTGAATATCTGAATGTTTGGGAGACTATTTTCGAGGACAAAATGGCATACGTTCCGGCTATGGTTGACCTCAAAGTATTCAAGCCGACCTCACCAATGAAGAAATGGGAAGGTAGTCCTAATATACTAATTGCAGATATATGGCGGGATGATATTACGCCGTTTAATATGATATTTGCAGCGAGGCATTTTAGGAACTATTGCTCCAAGGCCAAGATTCACATAATCGGGATAAACAAAGATTTTCAAACACCGGTACTTCACTTCCTTCGAGGAGAACATAAGAGAGAGGGTATCGGCTTTATAGCTGGTCAGATGAAGGATGTAATTCAATATTATTCATCTGCTGACATGGTAATAACGCCTCATATAATTGCCACCAGAGTAATTAGAGAGGCACTTGCTTGTGGCGTTCCTGTAGTTGCCGGTTCTGGATGTAGGTTCACGGACTACACGGCGAATCCTATGGATATTGAAGGTTTTACCGAAGCCATTTGGAGATGTTGGCGGGATATAAAGACCGACCGAGAGGCTGTAAGAAAAAAGGCAAGGGAAACAGCCGAGAAGAACTTTGACCCAAAAGCATCTGGCAGGGCGATGTTTCGCATCTGTAATGAGATACTTGGTATCCCTAAAATGTGCAGAAAGGTCTTTATAGATATAGGTGGCCATATAGGAGAATCTGTTCGGCGGTTCTACCGCGAGGTAAAAGATGCAGATAAGTATGATATTTATTCCTTTGAACCTGACCTTGAGACTTTTAATAAACTAAAGGAAACCGTAGGTTATATCAAAAACGTCTCCTTGCTAAATATGGCGGTAGGATTCAACGGTCTTGTAGATTTCTTCCGAGGTGGTATCAACCTCAATGAAGGTGGTACTACAAAACAAAATAAGTTATTTGGTAAGGTTGATTACAAAAATCCAACGAAGGTCAAATCAGTTTTATTGTCCCAATGGTTAAGAGAAAACATTTCTCCAGAGGACTTTATAGTTATCAAGATAAACGCCGAAGGCGGTGAATATACAATTATGAAGGACTTGCTATCTGAGAATGTGGATTATATAGATAAGATGTTCATTCAACTTCATTCCAATAAGTTTGCCTCACCGGAGAAAGAAGATTTTCAAAAGATTGAGAGACGATTCAAGAAAAACATAAAGACAAAACTATTCTATTACGGGAAAAAGGATATATCATTCAATGCCCAGTGTGCTTAAAATTCCGTTTCACACCAGAGAATATGCCTCGTATAACGAGTATTTAACTCACCAGAAGTCGAAGCTCGATAATGGCATATCCTGGCTTGAAAAATACGAAAAGACTTATTACGTATTACTGATAGACTGGTTAAAGAGTACCAAGTTGCAATTTGAAGGTATGTCATCACTATGCGTAGGGGCAAGAACAGGAACTGAGGTAAAAGTATTCAACGACTTGGGTTCTTTCTCTGTGGGTATTGATATAAACCCAGGCAAGGAAAATAAGTTTGTAGTCTGGGGCGACGCAAGTGACATCCAATATGCGGACAATACGGTAGATATAGTCTATACCAATTCCCTCGACCACTTTCTCAAAATCGAAGAATCAATCTCTGAGATGTGTCGGGTATTGAAACCAAAAGGCTATTTCATCTTACTAATAAATTCCCCTGAAGATTCCAAGAAAGATACTTTCGGTTCGGTACACTGGGACGACGTTCAGGATGTACTTGACTACTTTACCGTACAATGTGGTTTTACAATCACAAGAAGAAAGGACATCAGCTTCAGTAACTTTTTTTCTGATTTTGTGGTAATGGTGAATAATGTGGAAGCCTGAGAATATATTAGTGATTTCACCGCACGCTGATGATATGGAACTTGGTGCTGGTGGGACTATAAAGAAATGGATTGAGGATGGAATAACCTGCCATTCGATTGTCTTTTCTACACTGAATCAGTTCGTTCTTAGACAAGGCGAAATAGTCGTTGCCAGTAAATTTCTTGGGATATTGCCAGAGAATACAATTATTTATGATTACGAAAATAGGCATTTTCCTGAACACAGACAAGACATTTTGCAGAACCTTATTGACTTTGAAATTAAACCCGACATTGTGTTAGTTCCTACGACCTTTGATGAGCATCAAGACCATCAGGTAGTTTGTGCTGAGGTCAAAAGAGCATTTAAGAAAAGTACGATTCTCGGCTACGAAGACCCGTGGAACTCGACCAACTTTAATCTGTCAATGATTGTAAAACTTAAAAAGCACCACATCGAAGCAAAGATAAAAGCTGCTATGAGTCACGAAAGTCAACAGTATCGTCCCTATATGAATGAGGATTTTATAAATGGCCTTGCCGCCGTCAGGGGAGCAATTATAGGCGTTCCCTTCGCGGAGGCGTTTGAAGTGATTAAGTGGGTAAATTGAATGAAACTTGCGCTAATATTTGACATTAAAGATAGGAAATTGCTGAAGACCGCATATTCTCAGACTTACAGGGATATGTTTATGTCCCTTTATCATAGATTTGATGAAGTCCAATGCGTGAATAAAAGTTGCAGCGCCAAGGATATTGAAGCTGATTGTATAATATTTTTTGATGTCCATTCGACCCACGATATTACGATAGATGGCCTTAAAGACCACAAGGCGGTAAAATATACATTCTTTAACGACCCCCACCAACAAGCGCAAATGTGCAGGTATCCTGATGGCCACAAAGTCAGGAAACTCGGAGCAAGGGAAAGAATTGAAAGAATGAGGAAACGTGACATTAACTATATAATCTGTCCCTACAAAGATGGTTATTACCGATGGATAGCTCCGTATGTAGGGTCTGATGCCGACGATATACTTCTATGGTTTCCAGTAGCACCTAATAAGGACAAATTTACAAATGCAAGCAGACTTTTAGTTGATAGAAAATGTTCTATTTTGGCTAATGGAGCGACTTGGGAAGGCAAGGAGACTTGGGGTTACGACTTCAGGCGATGGGCATTCAAAAGACCAAATATCTATCGGGTCAATCATTGTATTTTGAGGCCGGAAGTTCCAAGCGCGGGACAATATCCGAATTTCTTATCGAAGTTTGCCGGAGCCTTAGCCCTTACGGGTGTTTATGTAGTTCCTAAGTATCTTGAAATTCCACTTGCAGGATGTTTGTGTTTTGCAGAGTACCTGCCGAATTATGACGAGATGGGTTTCAGGGATGGCATCCATTGTATTTTCGTAGATAAGGACAATTTCGATTCTATAATTGTTGATTTCCTTAAAGACCCCGCTCAATATCAGAGTATAACTGACGCAGGTCGCAAACACGCAGAGGACAATTGGACTTCACAACATTTTGCAGATTATATTTATAAACACGCGGAGAAACAATGCGCGATTTAGCAATGAAAAACATCTGTTCTAAGTTGATGTTGATAGGTATTGATTTATCTAAATTTTCAGCATTGGAGTTCTTTGCCAGAGAAGGTGACTGGCAGACAACGGCGTATGCAAATAAAGTCAAGTCTTTAGAAGCGTGGGAAATCGACCCTAAATACGAAGAAGCGCTTAGAAAAAACCTTCCAGAAGCAATTATAAGAATAGGTGATTCTTTCAAGATGGCCGAAAGTTGTGTTCCTCGATTCAATTTTATCGTTTTTGATAACCCGATGGGTATTTATGACGACCATTGTGAGCATTTCGAGGCGTTGGAATTATTGCCCAAACTGTTGAAAGTCCCTGGAATTGTCATATTCAATATAAACAAACATCCTTACGGCGAAAATCCAGAATGGGAGCAGAGACGATTAAAATACTATAATCTTAATGAGCCTGATATTTGTTTTTATTCAAGCATATTTAGAGGGCTTGACTATACCACGGAGTTTGCTTTTGAAGCATCAAGAAATAATGATTATCTATATTATTTGGTTTTTGGCCTGAAATGAAAATAGCAATACATCAACCTGAACATTTACCGTGGCTTGGTTATTTCGACAAGATGAAGCAGGTCGATTTGTACGTCTATCTCGACAACGTACAGTATCGAAAGAACCATTTCCAGAACAGAAACAGAATCTCTACAGGTTGGTTGACTGTTCCAGTGTTAACTAAAGGCCACACTTCCTCTACGATTAAGGATATGCGAATAGACAATACTCAGAAGTGGCAAAAGAAGTATATCGGCAGATTTGAGGACAGATTTAGAAAATGTCCAGACTACCAGTATTACCGAGAAGGATTATGGAACTGTATCGTTAAAGACTGTATATATCTTGTCGATTTGAATTATTCGTTGATAGAACTTTTAAGACATTATCTTGATGTAAACACGCCTACGATAAAAGCCTCAGACTTGAAAGTAATTGGTAGTAATTCCGAACTACTTTCAAATATATGCAAGTCTGTTGGTGCGGATACTTACCTTTCCGGCCCTTCTGGAAGGAATTATCTTAATCTTGATTTATTCGAGGGAATCAATGTGGAATATCACAATTACCCTCACGACAATATGTTATCTTCGGTGGAGTATATAATCAATGGCAACTGACATTTTAGAAATCTACAATTTAGCCTTAGTGAGACTTGGCGAGGGCAGGCTCGCTACAATCGAAGACGATTCCGAGCCGAGGAGAAAACTCGATGCGATTTACGATAATATCTTGGAGCAAGTGACCGTTGCCGGTCCGCAGAAGGGATGGAAGTTTGCCAAGGTTGAATTACCTGTTTCTGTTGATTCCACTACGATTACCGTTTTTGCCGACTATTCCGGCACGGTGACAGGAACGGTTCTGGTAACTGCCGCTTCGCATGGACTTATCACGGGCGATCTTGTGGAAATTGACGATACAACCAATTACGACGAAGAATACCAAATAACAAGAGTAGATGATGATACATTTTACATAACTGCAACGTGGGTGGCCGATGATGCGACTGGTACTGTCTATTGGACTTCCGCCGATTATGCTTATCGCTATGCGATACCTTCGGCCTCCAAGAGAGTGGTTAAGGCAAGCGTTTTAGGCATAGAGCTTACCGACTGGATAACCAGAGGCGAATGGGTATTGACAAGTCTCGAAGATGATAAAATATGGATTGAATACGTCCAGTCGATTACCACGACTACTTTATTCCCCGCACATTTTACAAAGGTATTAGTTTTGTCTCTTGCAGTTGAGCTTTCCTATAACTTGATTCAAAGCTCAACTCACAGTGAGAGACTTTTAATCGAATTGCAAGATATAGTTCTGCCTAAAGCAATAGCTTTAGATGAACAGGAAAAATATGTTAAAGAATCCAGCGATAGCTGGGTAGAAGCTGGGAGATAGTTATGGGAGTAACAATAACAGACAGAAGAAACCTTTCAAGGGAAGAGCCGGTATGGGAAGTTATTCTCGACCAGATGTCCTGGACTACTACTCACGAGGAACAAACTGAATCGGTAGCAATCACTGGTATTATAACGCAAATCATCTGGACTATCGGTGATGGCGGAGTTGCTGACCCTGATGTTGTATTTGAAATACAAGACGCAAGTGGCAATGTAATATTTACTACTACCGAGAATGATGACCAAGCGGTAATTGATTATGCCGGTGGCGACTTTGGTTACAATCAGTTGAGTATGAGAAATTTCATTGTCTCTGCCAACCCTGATGGAGCGCCTACTACGAGTTTGACAGTTGATATAGTTATACGTGGAATCTAATAATTAGGAGATAGTTATATGACGGCTTTTGCAAATACAGTTATTGACAGAAGGAGTAACACGCCAGAAGAGCCAGTTTGGGAGGCTACTATCGCTCAGATTAGTTGGGGCAATGGTGAAACTGATACTCATACAAGTGCGGTTGCGGTCATAGGTGGTATTACTCAGATAGGCGCTACGTATTCGGCGGCTGCGGCCAATATAACCTTGATTATTCAAGACGCAGGAGCGACACAATTATATACGACAGG